TATGGAATTTATACAGTTAACACAAGATCAATTGAAGAATAAGTTATTTTGCACATTCTCTCCTAAAAGCAAGTTGGAAGAGGTTTTAGATACGATTAAATCCGAATATGTTATCATGTACGATAAGATATTTGTATTGGAATCCGAAGATTCTGACGAGTTTTTATGCACCTATAATATTGAGGTTCAAAGTACTAATACAAGAGTGCTTCCAAATACGATACTTTTACATAGAAAGAAGGAAACTAATACGTTATACACGATTAACAGTTTAAACCTTCTAATTAAATCCCTAAATGAGGGAATCTTAGACACGTCCTTTAGAGTAGAATGGCAAAATTACAGAAATACTGTACTTTTAACTCAAGGCGATGATCTAAGAAAACTTTCTACAAAAATCCACAAAATAGTTACTATTTAAGTTGCTAATTCGGATTTTTCTACTTACATTTCCTTATAAAGTAATTTTTAAACTAAAACAATAAGTTATGGCAATGGACCTTAGTGCGATTAAGTCGAAACTTAGCTCGCTACAAAACCAAAAGTCAGGCGGTCAAAAAAGAGACATGTCTTTGATTTTATGGAAACCTACTGTGGGTAAACACAGCGTTCGTATCGTTCCTGCAACATGGGACAGAACAAATCCTTTTAAAGAGATACTAGTACATTACGGTATTGGTAACCGTACTATGATTTCATTAGTTAACTTCGGTGAAAAAGATCCAATCGTTGAATTTGCTAAGCAATTAGCTACAGCAGGGGATAAGGAAAACTGGGTTATGTCTAAGAAGTTAGAACCTAAGATGCGTGTATTCGCTCCTGTCATCGTTAGAGGTGAAGAAGAGAAGGGCGTACGCTTATGGGAGTTTGGTAAGCAAATTTATGCTGAATTATTATCACTAGCCGACGATCCTGATGTAGGAGATTACACAGATGTAATTCAAGGCCGTGATATTACGATTGAAACTACCGATGCAGCAACTAACGGTACCGGTTATAATCAATCTAAAGTACGTGTCCGTACTAAAACTACTCCTTTATCAGAAGATGCAACAGAAGTTGATAAGTGGTTAAACAATCAACCAGAGGTATTCACTATCTTTAAGAAATATTCTTACGATGAGATGAAAGAATCTTTGTTAAGTTGGTTACACCCTGAAGCAGCTACTGACGAACCAGCAGCTCCTGCAGCACCTGTAGTAGAAGCACCAGCTCCTGCTAATAAACCAGCATCATTTGCTTTAAACGCTAAACCTAAAGCAAGCATTGACGACGAGTTTGACGAATTATTTAAATAAACAAATACATGGCAAAAGGAACTAAAGCTTCTCTTAATGAGAGTATAGCTGGTGCCCTAAAGGGTACCTTTAATCTAGATAGCTTCAAAGAAGCAAAGAACTTATCTAGTACATCGATTAAGATGAAAGAACAAAAATGGATACCTTTGTCAAAAGCCTTTCAAGACTGTTTATCTATACCTGGCATCCCACAAGGCCATATTACACTACTCCGCGGTCACTCTGACACCGGTAAAACAACAGCTCTATTAGAAGCAGCAGTAAGCGCCCAGAAAATGGGCGTCTTACCTGTTTTTATTGTTACTGAGATGAAATGGAATTGGGAACATGCTAGGTTAATGGGATTAGAGTATGAAGAAGTAGCTGATGAGAATGGAGTAGTTAAAGATTATAAAGGATTTTTCTTATATATTGATAGAGAAAGATTAAATAGTATTGAAGACGTAGGTGCATTTATTGCAGATTTATTAGACGAACAGAAAAACGGTAAGCTACCTTATGACTTATTATTTTTATGGGATTCAGTAGGTAGCATACCTTGTGAAATGTCTATAACATCTAATAAAAATAATAACGAATGGAATGCAGGTGCTATGTCTAAGACATTTGGCAACTTTATTAACCAAAAAATCGTATTATCACGTAAAGAAAGTCAACCCTATACTAACTCAATGCTAGCAGTTAATAAGATCTGGGTAGCTAAAGCAGAAAACATCATGGCACAGCCTAAGATGAAAAACAAGGGCGGAGATACGATGTATTTTGACGCTTCGTTAATTGTTACTTTTGGTAATGTTACTAGCTCAGGTACAAATAAAATTAAAGCTACAAAAAATGGCAAGGATGTAGAGTTTGCAAAGAGAACTAAAGTTAGCTGTGATAAGAATCACGTTAACGATGTTACTTCTGCCGGTAGAGTTATTATGACTGCACACGGTTTTATTGACGATACTAAGCAAGCTATTGATGCTTATAAGAAAGAGTATTCAAAGGGCTGGTTAAAGACTTTAGGTACCACTGACTTTGATGTAATAATAGAAACCGACGACGACAGTAAGGATATTTTTGACGCTTCAGAAGAATAATAACATGAATACAGACTATAGAAAAATGTTTACGGAAATGGAAAATGAACCGGTAACGACCCTGCATAAAGATAGCAGGGTTCTTATTGTGGATTCGTTAAATACGTTTTTACGTAGTTTTGTAGCAATACATCACGTAAATCCAGCAGGTAACCACGTAGGAGGTTTGGGAGGTTTTTTAAAATCAGTCGGTGCTGTAATAAAACAAATACAACCTACAAGAGTTATTTTAGTTTTTGACGGTGTTGGTGGTTCAACAAATAAGAGATACCTATATCCAGAGTATAAAGCTAATAGACATATTACTAAAATATCAAACTGGGATGCATTCGATAATCAAGAAGAAGAATCTGAGTCTATTACCAATCAAATCTTACGTTTAGTTTCTTATTTAAAGTGCTTACCTGTTGATTTAATTGCAGTAGATAAAATTGAAGCAGATGACGTAATTGGATATCTTGCAACTAGGTTTCCCGAAAAGGTAACTATATTATCTACTGACCAAGATTACCTACAACTCGTATCAGATAAAATATCTGTATATTCACCAGTTAAGAAGATAATCTATGACCCGGCTAGAGTAGTAAAAGAGTACGGAATTACACCTCAAAACTTTTTAGTAGGTAAAGTTATACTAGGAGATAAAGGCGATAATGTACCTGGGGTAAAAGGTATTGGTGCAAAGACATTAATAAAGCTTTTTCCTCAATTAAAAGAAGAAGAGAAATTTAGGCTCTTAGTTTTACTAGAACATGCAAAGCAAAATATAACAAAAAGTAAGCATTACGGTGATATACTTAATTTTTCTTACCAATTAGATATAAACAGAAAATTAATGGACTTACATAGTCCAAATATACCTCAAGAAGATAAGATTACAATAGATCACCTATTAAATAACCCGAATAATGAATACGACCCTACTAGGTTTGTAAAATTATACAACGAAGACTTGTTAGGTAAGACTCTACTTAGTCCTCAAATATGGTTAAGTGAAACTTTTGCAAAATTAACACAGTATAAGTTGAAAGATCAAGAATAGTTTACTACATTAAAGAATAAAGAGAATTAGTTATGGCAGTTTTAAATCAGTTGAATCAATACGGAGTAGGCTTTCAGGTAAAGGTGATGTCGAGCTTACTAAAGCATAAAGAATTTTTACAAAATATACACGACATATTAGAAGAGGAGTATTTTGATAATCCAGCACATAAATGGATTGTAGAGGAAATCTTAAAATACCATTACAAGTACCATACTACACCTTCTCTTGATGCATTACAGGTAGAGGTTAAAAAAATTGATAATGAGGTATTAAAAGTATCTGTTATCGAGCAATTAAAAGAAGCTTATAAAGCATCTAACGAAGATCAAGAGTATGTAGAGCAGGAGTTTGCTAACTTCTGTAAAAACCAGCAGTTAAAAAAAGCATTATTATCTTCAGTTGATTTATTAGAGAAAGGACAATACGATGACATTAGGTACTTAATCGATTCAGCATTAAAAGCTGGTATGGATAAAAATCTAGGTCATGAATACGAAAAAGATACTGAATCTCGTTATAGAGCAGAAGATAGAAATCCTATACCAACACCTTGGCCTCATGTTAATGAATTATTACAAGGAGGATTAGGATCAGGCGATGTTGGAATTATATTTGGCAATCCAGGCGGAGGTAAGAGTTGGATGCTAACAGCCTTAGGTGCTATGCCTGTGTCATTAGGATATACTGTAGCTCACTATACCTTAGAGTTATCAGAAGGGTATATGGGCAGAAGATACGATGCTACCTTTACAGGACTTAAAGTACAAGAATTAGGTTTACATAGAACAGAAGTAAATGAGATGATTGATAAACTTAAAGGAAAGTTAATCATTAAAGAATTCTCAATGGGTAAAGCATCTATATCAAGCATCGAAGCTCATATTCAAAAAATGACAGACCTTGGAACTAAGCCGGATCTAGTTATTATTGACTACGTAGATTTATTAAAATCAAAACGTAAATCTACTGATAGAAAGGATGAGATTGACGATATATACATTTCTACTAAAGCTCTAGCAAGGGATCTTAAACTTCCGATATGGACCGTATCTCAAGTAAATAGAGCTGGTGCAAAAGACGATGTGATTGAAGGAGATAAAGCAGCTGGTTCATATAATAAAGTTATGATTGCAGATTTTGCAATGTCTTTATCGAGAAAAAGGTTAGATAAGATGAACGGTACTGGAAGAGCACATATTATGAAGAATCGATATGGCGGCGACGGTATGACGTATCCGGTAAAAATTAATACTGAAAACGGTAATATAGAAATTTTAGATAGAGAGATGGAGGAAGGGGAATTTACCGTAGAAAATGGTAATCAAGGACCTAAGGCTCCGACTACTAATTTTAGTGCAGAAGAGAGGAATTATTTGCAGCAAAGATT